GGACAACCTGTCCTCCCTGGTGAAAACAAGAAAGATATAGAAGATGTGTACGGACGCCCCGGCATGAAGCAGATGCCAGGGTTTTCTCCTTTTCAGTTACCTTCGGCAATGGGAGCGCCGGGCATGATGCAAATGGGTAATATGGCCAGCATGGGTAACATAGGGAACGCTGGTTTCTTTATGGGGCCGCAAATGGGACAAGGCATTCCCCCTGGATATATGAATAAAATTGTTTCGTGAAAATCTGTTACACTAAAAACAAGCAGAGTTGAGAATAGTTAATGGCTGTTGATGCTAAAGGTCGCCTTAAAGAAATTGTTGATTCCTACCTCGACAAGGACGGAGGAGCAGGCGTTGACACTGGCATCGTAGCCTCACACTTATCTCAGATGAAAATGTTCGGCATCCGCCAGGGTGTTGAATTCTTTCCAGCCCAAGACAACTTTGGTAACCAACGTAAAGATTTTGTTGATCGTGTAGTTAAATATAATCAGCTTGATACACGCCTGGATTCGATCTGGGATAATTGCATGTGTGACGGGCAGGGCCTGTTCTACATACGTCCGACACAAGCAAATTATCGTCTCTACTATTTTCGTAAGCACGAATATCGCACGTACTACAACATTGACGGCGAGCTAGACGAAGTAGTCATCATCTACAGCTATCGTGTACGCAATGGTTTTGGCTATACGCAAGATGTAAATCAAAGTAATCTAATGGGGCCAGGCACCCTTGGTGGTCAAGGAGCCAGGCGTTTCATTAAACTGTCAATCAAACGCAAGACAATTGAAGAGACTCACTCAGAAGGAGAACTCTCGTTTGACCAACCCCATTCTGTAGCATCTGGTCAAACCAAGACATTCAGGAATACTCTCGGATTCATTCCCTGTGTAGAAATCTTTAACAACCCCAAGGGTTTCTCTACTGATGGTGTTGGTGAGTTCGATAGCGTAGCCAATCACATTGTGACGCACGATGAGTTGGTGCGTACCATGCGGAAGAACATTCAGTTCTTTGGTAACCCGACTCTTCTCTCTTCTCGTCCCAAGACGGACCTAATTGAGTCTGGTGGTGATTCAGTTGTACAACGTCCGTCTATTGCAGCGAACTCAGGTTTCACTAGCCAAGCAGCCCTTAGTCGTTCTACGTTCAAATCAGATCCCATTAGTCGTGGTGTAGATGGTCAGATACGTGTTCCAAGGATTATTGCAAACTTGGAACCAAACGACCGAGTTGGCTATATTGTTCCAGATGCAATTACTGGAGATCAAAATTCATTTGCTCGACAATATCGAGAAGAAATTCGTACCGCCCTTGGTGGCGTAGATGAATTATCAATTTCAGCAGGTGTAACTGCAACTGAATACAAGTCACTATTCGGACGAGTAGCAGCTACATCCAAAAAGAAAGCAAACGCAATATATACATACGGTATCTGTCGCTGCCTTGAGTTAATCATCTACCAGGAGGAGCGCCTATTTCGTGAGACACTAGCTGCTGCAGCAGGACTAGAGAAGCCCGTGGAGCCAAAAGAAGATGCACCACAGGAGCAATTGGATATGTACGCTGATGCCTTAGTTGGTTTTGAGGAGCGTGTCAAGCAACTAATGATGGCTTGTGTTAAGACACAACAAGTGCCGCCCGGAGTATTAGGTCTCATTCCTGACGGGGATCTAACCGTGCAATGGCGCTGGTTGGGACCTGTTTACGAAGAAACTACGCAAGATATACTTAATAATTCCATCGTGGTACGCAACCTACAAGAATTAGGTGTTGATAGCATTGAAGCACTGAAGTACCTCTTCCCATCCAAAACGGAAGAGGAACGAGCCGAGATGTTATCTGGGTTCCCGTTCAGGATGGTTGGAGAATTACAGAATGCTTATTCTTCTTTCTCTCGCTTGGTGGGTGGCATGATGCAGACCCCCCACCCGCAATCACCGGACTTACCGATGGCTGCGGATCCCAGATTGGATCTTACTCCGTATCTGTATCGAACTCTTGAAGCATTACAAAAGGAGATGAGTTATGCAGGACGCTACCGTCCAATCGATCCCACAGACGAGCCAAGCACCAGCAGTAGCTCCCAGCAGCTACGTGGTACCGGCTCAGTCGGCTCCGGCGCCCAACTACCAAGCAGCACCGGTTCCGTATCAGGTGGGTATGAGCTACCCCCAAGCGGTACCTCAGGCAGCCCCCAGTTACCAATCAGCCCCTACTCCGTACGCCCCCCAATACCAACCAGCGGACCAATCGCAGAGCTCCTCGGCGGGCAATCCCTGGGAGTCGGCGTTCAACAAGGTAGTGAACCTGCTGAGCGCACCAGTCCAATCCCCGTTCCAGGGTCAACCCTCAGCACCGACTCCTCAGTACGCCCCGGCGAACTACGGACAAGTCAGCAGCCCAGCTACGCAACAATCGGCTCCGCAGACCTGGCAAGCCAGCCCGGAATCCTCGCCCAACTATTCCCAAACCTCCTCGACTCCATCCTTGGAGCAGATCGCGGACTTCGTGGGAATGAGCCAGGAAAGCCGCCAAGTGATGGACGCGTTCGGAATCGAAGCTCCCGCCGTCCTAAATAACTACGCCCTTAACTTGGAAGGGATGCTGGATAGTGCAGTGGCCTGGGGCAACCAAGCTGCTAATACCATCCAGGGTTATGCGCAATTCTCGGTCAATGAGCACCAAGAGAATCTTGCCTATAACGAAATCCTTACCAACCCCGACGTACTTAGCGATTACACGCTGAAGTTCTTTGGCCCTGAAGGTCCGTACCCTGTGTACGAAAATGAGCAGCAACTGGAAACTCCCGGTTACCGCACTCAACCAGTCGCTTACGAACAGGGTCAATTCCCTGCTCCTCCTTCTGCTGCCGCTGCGCAACAGCCTGAGAACTTCTGGGGTAGCTTCAAGGACATGATGGATCGTGATCCCCAGAATGCCTGGCGCGTCATCAACCAAGCTCAGCCTCAAGTCCTCGCAAACAAATTGTTTGTGATGGAGTGACGTAATGGGCCTTCTCGCTGGTAAGTATGCTCCCCTCTTGGGAGCAGGTGCAGCAGGCTTGTTGGGAGCTGGGGGTTCTATCCTTGGTAACCTACAAGACACAGAGCAAGGTGAAGGCCCTGCACGTATTGCAACCGAAGCTGTAATGGCTGGTATTAACGCACTACCTGCCGGTGTCATGCTAGGTTCTTTGCCACAAGGAATACGTTATGCCCAAAAGAATGCCGTTAGGACCATTCCCAAGGCAAGAACAGACCTTAGGCAACAAGCAAGACAACAGATAAACCAACAGGCTGGTGTACTTGCTGGATCACAAATTGCCGGTGTTCCTATTGCGGCAGGAATTGGTGGCCTCGTTGGAGGCGGTCTTTCTAACATTGCCAGTGCAATTGGCGTCCCAGGTTTCCAGCAAGGCTCTCAACCTGGTATGGTAATTAACCCCGAATCTTACGGTTCGAGCAACATTAATTACACTGTTTAAGTGTAATATTCGGTTGATAAATTATCAACTGCTAAAATTCATTTAGATAAGACAATCTTGTCTAAATCTTTCACCTGACATCCCTGTCCTGCGACACTGGAGGATAAACACAAGTGTTCATTGATACCGACTTTCCTAAGATTTTGGGCGCGGAACTCTACCGTCCCCATCCTGCTTACATCTGCGAGATGGCAGTAGAGCCCGTGGTTGTTCACGACTTTACTCGCCAACCCGGCCAAACCGTTCAGCTCGACCGCTACAAGTTCTGGGGAAATCCTGGTACTAAGGATAGCCGCGAGCGTATCTCCGACCAGACCATTGGTACCGCCAACAGCCGTAACATCACCAAGGAGAAAGTCCTTGTGGTGCTTAAGGAATACACTGGTCCTGCGGACCCCGGCGATCCCACTCAGCCCAGCACCTTTAAGATTGCTCGTGAAACCCTGATTACCGCCCAGCGCATGCTGCTGGATACCGGTAACCTGAACATGTTCCACCAGAGCATCGGTTCGTTGACCCTGCTCGACGACTATCGCCGGTGGCGTGACCGCGTCTTCCTTGACGAACTTTCCAAAGCTGAAGCCAACGGTCCTGCTTCTTCCACCCAAGGCGGTTACTACTTCCCTGGTGGCAAGACCAAGAACCCTGTCTACACTACCACTGAGTACGGCGCTAACGTACAGCAGTTCCAGGTGCGTACCGACCTTCTGACCGTTGTCAAGGACCTGCGTAAGCGTAACGTCCCCACCTTCGCTGATGGCCTGTATCGTTGCATTTGCGACCCCACGTTCATGATGCACCTGCGTCGTGACCCTGACTTCCGCGAAATCGCACGTTACTCTGGTAATCCTGGCCAAGGCATGTACATGGGCAACCCCATGATGCCTAACAACGCTAGCTTCTTCCAGGGTCCCCAGGCTGGTCAAGGTTACTTCCTGGCTGGCGAACCTGTGATGCCGACCGGCGTTCAGTTTGAAGGTGTGAAGTTCTTCGAATCGACTAACTTCCCCAACAAGACACAAGCTGCAACTCTTGGCAGTGGCTCTGATCCTGGCGCTGGTACCTATGAAGTTGCTCAAGGCTACTTCTTCGGCCCTCAAGCTGTTGGTGTTGGT